GCTGAAATAATAGGTCCAGTAACTCCTGTAGCTGCGTTAGCTATAGTAATTTCATTAACTGCTGAACCTGTTGCAGTAAGATTAATTAATTCGTTTCCATTTGTGTCTGAAATTTTTGTTCCTATTGCAGGACTAGTTAAAGTTTTATTTGTTAGAGTCTGTGTTCCAGTAAGAGTTACATCACCTGAACCAAAACCTAAATCAATAATATCAGGGTTTGTACCATCATTTGCAGAAGCAAATACAATAACAGTTGCTCCGTTAGCTATTGCTACACTACTTCCACTTCCAGAAACGTATTTAAAAGTTACAACTTGAGAGCCACTTGTAGAATTTTTTAAAAAATAAAATGTTTGAACATCTTTAGGTATAGTAACATTTCTTCCAGCACTTAATGACCCTGTAAATTCTATCATTCTGTGTGCAAGAGTTGCACCAGTTGATCCATCAGATACAGAAAGATCTGTATCTCCAGAATCCGATACAGCTTGTTGTGTAAAACCACCAGAAATTTGTTCAATTATATTTAAGTTAGTATTAGTTTTTGTTCCCCATGTACCGGCGTTTTCACCAGTTGCCATTAGTTCTACACCTAGAACTGTAAAAGTTGATGCCATAATTTTGTTCTCCTAATTAGTATCTTTTTTTAATTTGTTTTATACTTATTGTCAATCATTTACTGCCGTATAATTTGCATTTTGTGTTGCAGTAACTGTGCTATATCCAGCACTCTGTGTACCTGTAATAGCTTCGTAACCTAATGGAGCTACATTACCTACACTAGCAGTTGCTGAAACTCCTGTCAATCCCATAACATCTGCTGGTGATATTGAACCAACTGCAGAAGTTGTTGAAACTCCTGTCAATCCCATAACATCTGCTGGTGATATTGAACCTACAGATGAAGTCATAGAAAGACCTGTTACATCAATAATAGGGTTTGTAGAAATTACTAATGTTCCTAATGCTGTTGTTGCTTGTAAACCAGTTAAGCCCATAACATCTGCTGGTGTGATTGCACCTACAGATGATGTTGTGCTTAATCCAGTTAAGCCCATGGTTTGATCTGCAGGATCTAAAGATCCTACTGCTGAAGTTGAACTTTGTCCTGTTGGAGTTAATGTTAAATCAGATTTTGCTGTTGGTGATCCAACAGTTGATGTTGCAGACAATCCGGTTAATCCCATCACGTCAGCAGGAACTAAATAATATTCACCACCCCAACCATTATTTTGAGATCCCCAAGTTTGTTTACCCCAACTTATTTCTGATCCTATATCAGATTGTAATTGAAGACCCGTAAGAGGAACGGTTAAACCAGAAGCACCCCAATTTTCTACACCCCAACCATCTTGTCCCCAACCTGCATTTATTTCTGCTGTAACTGAAACAGAGCCTATTGCTGTAGTTGTAGAAACTCCTGTAAGAGTTACAGTAGCATCATTAAGTTCTCCCCATTCAGAATCACCCCAAGATTGAGCGCCCCAACCTAATGTAAATGCATTAGTTGTTCCCCAACGATTAGTGCCCCAGGTTGTGCCGGATTCATTCCAAGAATTGGCCATAAGGATTTCCTCCCTATGCTATACGAAGTATTGCGTTATCAGCGTCAGCTGTTGGAAATTGAATTGTAAAAGTTCCGCTTGTCACAGTTTTGTCTGAACCAAATGCGATTGCACAAACTGCTGGATCGCCTGATGCTGAGTCGTTAAAAATTAAACAACCATTAGCTGTAAAAGAAGCTGATGTAAAAGATATATCTGCAAAATCACAGCATGCTGTGTCAGTTGATAAAGCAGGAGTAACACTTGTAAGTGCTTTTCCTTTTGCAGTGTAAGCAGATCCTGATGTATTAGATATTTCGTTTGATGTTGTATAAGCTGTAGTTGATTTATTTAAAGTAGCTGAACTTGTATATAAAGCTAAGTTAAAAGTGTTTCCAGATGATGCTGTAAAATTATGTATACCTTGTAAAACTTCCGTTTTAAAACTATTACATACTGCCGATGTTATTGCCATAATA